TGTCCGCGGGCGCTGCGGCAACCGGTGAGTAGCTGGCCGCGCCTGCGGAAGAACACCTACCGCCACGGCCCCATCGAATACTCCGTCGGCGAAATCTATGCCTGAATTCCTAAACGGCATTGAAATTAGGCCGGCCCCGAAGGCGGGAAGGATCTGAGCTTGTTCAGCACGGAACCGCAAACGGCACAGGATGGTCAAATCCCGATCATTGGCCGGGTACTCGTCGTCCATGAGTGGGCCTCGGATGCGTCGAATTCTCCACATTGTCGGGACAGCGGTTTTCTTGCGTAATATCGCTTAAACAAGAACTATTTTATGAAGGCGTCGCGCATAGTTGCGTTTCTTGCCATTCTTGTTTGCGCTGGCATCGGAGCCTGGTCTTTCTGGGAGCAAGGCGAACCTCGGCGTCATTCTCTGGAAGTCCTTAGCCAGTTGAACAACGCGTTGGCCAGCGGTAATTCGTCCCAGATCCTCGCCCTACTGCTCCGGAAACCGACGGATTCAGCAACTCCGGGGAAGACGCGGTGAGGATCAGCGGCAAAACAAAACGAGCTGGATGAAAGGATTGTGGTTTCATAGATGCAGGCGTTGCGGCTTCCAAATAACCTAACACGGATGGTGCTTACAATACAGTCTAATCTGGAGGTGCAGCCCACCTCATGGCACCGCCAGGTCTCCGCAGGCACGGCTCGCTCGGCCCCTGCCTGCGCATCCTCCCTTGGGGCCTTCGATTGGGTCCGGACCGCTTCGGTTCAAACGTCGAATCCTTTAGCCCGCAAGGCATTCAGGGCTTGCGTCCGGCGGTAGAGGATCACGCGCCGATTCAACCGGATCCGGGCTTTGTCCAGGCCCAGACGGCGCTCATTACGACTGATTTGCTTTGGCGTCATCCGCGGATCGATCAAGGCGGCAATGTCTTTCCGGCTCAGATGACGGTTCATGCGGTTTCCTCCTCCCTCTCAGGCGCAGCAATGGCCGCCCAGGGCAATCGGCGGTGAATCATCGCCATCGCCAATTGCTCGAGTTCGCAGTCCAGCAGATGGTCTGGCCAGTGGCCGCTGCGCAGTCGCCAGATGACATGGACCTTTCCTGAACGCCCGATGACTTGGGGTTTTCTGACCTTGGCGTTCAGGTGCCGGAAATACTCCTCATCGGCCTGGTCGGTCAACTCCCATTGGAATCCACCGGCACCCTCCGGGCCCTTTCGGAGCTTGGTCAGGATGTCCAGCATGAAGTCCCCGTTGAACTCGAGCAGTGGGAGCCGGAACTTTCGATGCGGAAGGGCCGCGCTGCCAAGCCAGTATGGCCGCGGTTGCTTGGTCTTGGGATCCTTCCAGGAAGCGTCCCGTTCCCGGCCTTTCATCGGTGTCCAGCCGACGTGGAGCGGCAGCAGACCCGGCTGGCGGGAAGGGACGATCCTGCCCCACCGCAGGCAGTGGGCATACACGTCGGCGGCTGCGTGACCGGAATCGATTCCGACGTGGTTGTCGGTCACCCCGTGGGTGAGCTGGGCCTCGCGGATCTCCTCCCAGGTGTCGCGGTGACCATAGGAGACCAGTCGCGAATGGCCCTCGGGCCCCCACGCCCGGACGACGAACCAGAAGTAAGGACTCACCGCCTGGCAATCGACCGTCAGGATCGGGACCGCCTCGGCCGGAGGCGGCGCATCCGGCGGGGCAATCAGTTCCAGCCGTTCCATCCGGCTGTCCTGGTTTTCCCAAGGCTCGGCCAGGTCGCCATTGATGAAGCCCTGGAGCCCCAGCAGCGATTCCCGGGCCTGGATGAAGGCGACAGCTAGGTTCCCCCAGGTGCATTTGCGGTCGGGCGAGTAGAGGCTGGAGAGGTGATAGCTCCGGACTCCTGGGATGGCGTTGGGATTCTCGGGGCGCCAGAGCCCCTTGCGCACCGCGACCACCTTTTGAGCATCCGAGATATGGCCGGCGCATTCCTGGCACTGGTAATGGGCGCTGGCGCGCACGCGGCCCAGGTGCCAGGCGCCACTCTCGTCCTTGGCCTGGGGATCCCATTTGACTTGGGGCCAGAGCAGTTTGATCGGGCGCTCGCAGTGCGGACACGGAATGAAGAATCGGCGCTGGTCGCCCTGCAGGAAATGCTGCCAGATCTCGCCCTCGAGGGTGGTCGGCGTCGAGGTCAGGAAGTGTTTGCTGCTTGAATAGCTCTTGGTGCGCTGCAGGGCCAGCTCGAGGGCGGCCGCCTCGCGGCTGGTGGCGGCGGCGAACTTGTCCACTTCGTCTGCGACCAGGATCCGGATGGGTCGGCTGGCGAGGTTGGCCGGCGAGTTGGAACCGACAAAGGTCAGTGTGCAACGGTCAAAGTGCTGTTCGAGCAAGGTGATCTTCTTGCGGTTATCGGGGAAATGGCGGCGCATCACGTCGCTCTCCTCCAGGAAGGGCATCCAGCGGGTGCGGCTGAAGGAGCGGGCCAGTAGTTCGGTGGGCATGAGCCAGAGAACCGGCGATGGCTCGTTGTCGATCAGCCAGCATAGGCCGGCCATGAGGGTGGTCGTCTTCGAGGTTTGGGATCCCCAGCAGAGAACAACATCGGTGACGCTGGGATCGCGCCAGCACTCGAGCGGTTCGCGGACATAGGGGCGGTTGGCGGTGGAATAGGGGCCGGGATGTTCGGTCTGGCGGCTGGTGAGGACTAGGTTCTGTTCGCTCCATTCGGTGACGCTCTGCCGAGGGGTCGGCTTCCAGATGGCCCGCAGGTCGGCAAGGATTTCCGTTTGGATGGGCGTCAGCATGGGCGGTTATTTCGAGACACGACGGGGCGTTTCCCCAGTGGCAAGGGCCCACCGTTCGATGGCCACGGCGACGTATTTGGGTTCTTTCTCGATAGCGCGACAGCGGCGGCCGGTCGCCTGAGCCCCCAGGAGCGTCGATCCCGATCCAGCGAAGGGTTCAAGGATGATGTCGCCCGGCTGGCTGCTGTTGGTGATGGCGATGATCGACAGTTCAGCCGGCTTCTGCGTCGGGTGGTAATAGGACGAGACCGAGTCCCGGGTGATTTGCCATGCGTCGGAGCGGTCGTCATGGTCGGTGATCGTGATCGATTGGCCTTTGAGAACGCGAATGTGGCGCGCCTTGGTCCCCTTCGGCTTTTGGCGGCGGATGTAGATGGTGGACCGATCCCCGTCGGAGATGTGCAATCCAGAAGCCAGGGCAATGGCGTTGGCAGGGTCCGGCACAATGGCCAATTTCCATGCGGTGCTCTGATCTCGCTCGCCAAACCATCGGGCTCGGTTACCGGCTTTCTCGGCGTAAAAGCAGGGCTCGGTCTGCCATTGGTAATCGGACCGCCCCAGGGCGAACGTCTCTTTGATCCAGGTGATGTATTGCCGTTCGGCAAGCCCGACTTGGTCGAGGGCGAACTCGAAGTCCCGGCGCGAGCTGGAGGCATGCCAGATGTAAAACGCGGCGTCGTCCCGGCTGTGGCGAACGCAATTGGCCAGAGACTCCCGGAGCAACCGGGCCAGCGCATCGCCCTTCAAATCGTCATTGGCGATGGTGGTGCCACGGTCGTCCTGGTAATCCACCCCATAGGGCGGATCCGTGAACGTGCATTGGGCTTGGTCGTTTCCGAGCAGCCTTTCCCACACTTCCGGTTTCTCCGAATCCCCGCAGGCGATCCGGTGATCCCCGAGGATCCACAAATCGCCATCCTTGACCTTCTACTTGGCCTGGCACTCGTCTGCCTTCGATGCATCCGGTTCGTCGCAACCTGCCGACATCGTTGACTCATCTTCGCCGAGGAGTTCCTTCATCTCGTCGTCGGAAAACCCGGTCAGGCTCAGGTCGAATCCGACGTCGGACAGGGCCTTCAATTCCGCGGCCAGCGTCTGGTCTTCCCAGTCGGCGTTCAGGGTCAGTTTGTTGTCGGCGATGATGTAGGCCCGGATCTGGGTTGGCGTCAAATGATCCAGCCGGATGATGGGCACCTCGGTCATCCCGATCTTGGCGGCGGCCAGCAGTCTTCCGTGGCCGGCGACAACCTGAAGGCTCTTCTTGGCTTTGCCGGCGACCAGGATCGGTGAGGTCCAACCGAATTCCTGGATCGAGGCGGCGATCTGGCCGATCTGTTCCGGAGAGTGAATCCGCGCGTTCCTGGCATAGGGCGCCAGCGAACCAATCGGGACGCATTCGATGTTCTTCGGCAATCGCGGGTGTTTCATGCGTTTGTGATCTGGTGGATCCATGAACGGTGGAAATCAAAAAGCTGTCGGTCGTTGGAGAGGGCGAACTGCTCCAGGTTATTGCAGGACCGGAGATTGGCGCTTCCTTCGACGACGTAGCGGTCCCTGCGCCCTGCCGGCGCCATCAGGATGACCTTCGCGTGGTTGCGGCTCGACACCAACCGCGCCCCGCGCGCCTCGAGGCTACCTTTGGCTTCCTGGTAAACGTGCGAATCGGTTTTGGCGAAGTAATCCGAGCAGAGAATCGTCGCGCGCTGGATCCGTCCTTGGTCGATCATCCTGCACAGATGGCCATTGTTGGCGATGTTGAATCCAAGGGTTGCAATCCAAATCTCCTCGAACGGACATGTGGCCAGCTCGATAATCGCCGGCACCAGGTCCCAGGCGTGGAAATCGCCCCCCATGATAGCGTGGACCGTTTCCCCAGGGACCGGCAGTGGGCGGACCAACCGGACCGCATTGGGAATCCCACGGAGGTCGTAGGCGCGTCGTCCGGCTGTCCGGGTGACCAGACGCTGGTCGTGGCCGATTCCCGTCTCCTGGCCGGCTGTTTTTTGGGGTTCCTTCTTCTGGTGATCCTCCATCTCTACCAGGGCGGTAGCCAGATCCTCGAGGTCCTCGAGATCGGCTGGCTGGTGCAGCAAATCGTCAAGCTCGTCCATGGCGTTCATGACTTGGGTGAACTGTGATATGATTTTTCATTCCATATACCTCCCGTGGTAATCGAGGTCGGAGCGGTATTCGGAAATGTGCGGCTCGGGCATGTTCGCCCAGTAGGCAATAACTGAGGCGTCGTCGCGGAGGCGCTGCATGTCGCTAGATATGCTGCGGTGGTAGTAGGTCATCGTTCAATCCTCTCTCCATGGATCGGTATTGCTCAGAGTTTTTAGAAACGTCTCCTGGACCCAGCGCTCCAGCTCCCCTTCGGCGTGCTCGGGATCGTGCGGAAGGATCCGGCCGGCGAGCTGCTTTGGCATGCTCCGCACCAGGCTGGCGGCGGCAGCGTCGTGCTCCTGCATGACCTTGCGGACCCACTCCCCGGAAACTAGGTTCTGCTCCCGCTCCTCGAGGTTTAGGATGTCCTGTTTGGCGGCGGTGAGGTTTTTGGACGCCTGAGCGTGCAAGGCAACTAGGCGTTGGACGTCGGCCCGGCCCTCCTTCAGCGACCGCGCTGCAAGCGCATAGGATGCGCGTTCAATTTGTCGGTGGCGCTCGTACGCTGCTTGTGGCCCGTCCTCGGATAGTTTATGCCGGTCGATCCTGCCTTCGGCCCCCTCCTCTGGGCGCCTCAGTTCAACCGGGGGCTCGGCCTTGGGCTTCGGTGGCCCCGACTTGATTGCTCGAACGTTCTTTCGATGCCAGGCGGTCGCGGCGTCCAGGCTCTCATTCGGCATCCCGGCATGGCGCCACCGGGTGATGAGGGGCGGCTTGACCCCGAGATAGTCGGCAATCTGACGGTTTGAGACCATTGAGGGGGCGCTTAACTGCGGTTAAGTAGGTTCATTCTCGAATGGAAAGGGCGCTGTCGCGGACCCTGCTGCATTTGGGCGCTTAAAAAGATTCCTTAGCCTTTTCCTCCTCTCTTTCAACGCGAAAGAAAACCCAAATGGTGCGTGGCCATGGTGCGCAACCCAGTATTCCCGGAATAGGAATTCTTCTGCTTCGATCTGGTTGCGCATTCATCCCGAGAAGGTGGCGGTCTGGGGTATTTCCTCGGGCCTGATGTCATCTGTTTCTGCTAGTTCCATTTTTTCATCCTTGGCGGCGAGGATGAGCAATCGTTTCCGTATGATTCTTGCATGTAGGAGTTTTACCAGAATCCGTGGATCGATTGAACCGTTGGGTGGCATTCTTCAAATCTCCGTAAAGCTCGGGCAGTCATCCGGGATGACGACAACGGTCGAATCCCGAAGCAATCGATCCGCGATCCGGTTGTCGAACTGTTCGCTCCACTGGTCCGGCTCGATGTTGGTCGTGACCATGGTCCATCGGTTAGAGCGCTGGGTGAGCAGCGTGCAGAGGCGGGCAGCAACGAGCTTCCATGGGTCATGCTCGGCGCCCAGGTCATCCAGGATGAGTAGATCGGCTGCGGTCATGTCATCGAGCTTGCCCGAGACTGCGGCAGCGGATTCCCTTGTCGAAAGATTGGCGGCGATCTCCGGCCAAAGGGCGTATTCAACCGTAGGGATCCTCGGCCAACGCATCACCGGGACTTGAAAGGCGATTCGTTCAGCCCAGCGATGGACGCCTTTTGCGGTCATGGTTTTCCCCGTTCCGGGTTTCCCGGCAAGAACGAGCAATCGGCGATGCGTTACGCTTCCGCGGAACCAGCCGGCGGCGAATCGTTCAGCTTCGTCAGCCATCTGCTGGATGATCGGATGGAAGCAGAGCAGCCCCAGGTTCTTTTGCTGCCAAGGGCTGCTGCACTTTGGCCCATCGCGCTTCGGAGTATTTGCGGGATTCTTCATTTTTGCGGTAGGCGACGGCAGCGATTCGCTGGGCAACGTCCGGCGGTCCCATGACTCCAGCGTTTCGAGGGTTCGGTCTACTGTGTGGGCGATTGGTGTGTTCATGGTTCCATGTGGTTCGGTCTTTGGTCCACCAGCGGATGATCTCGTTTCGCCAGAGAACCAATTTACCTTGAGGCGTGATCCAGCTCTGGCGCTCGGTCTTGACGTCGTGGTAATGGCGGCAGAAATCGGCGGGGATGCCCGGGGGACCGACGCCGAAGGCAATGACCTCCTCGATGGTTGGGATGACGGCGTCCTGGGCGGCGTCGGGCGGTGAGGGGGTTTTCGTCTCCGTCTCGATTTCGTTGGTGTTTTTTGCGCGCGCGATTTCTCGCTCTTTTCCCCCTTGCTTACCACTACAGTACGCTCTCTCTGTACTATCTGACATCTGACATCTGACATCTACGGCGTTACCTTGGCGTTTCGTCTGCGTTACAGCGCTGTTTGTCGCGATGCTTCATTACGTGTTGGCGGCGGCGTAAACATGGGGTGAAAATGGCGGTTTGAAAATGCAGGTAGTGGGGAGGGGGGTACAACAAACGGGCGGCAGGTTGCGAGTCTGCCGCCGAGCGGAGAGGTGAAGGA